GAATAGTAATCCCTCTAGCGGGAATCAGTCTCAAACAAGCGGAAGTAGAACCGTTGCTTTAGTACGTGGGGATCAGATAACATTTACTATATATCAAAATAGCGGATCAACTTTAACTCATACAGCAAGTGCTGTAGCTACGCAGTTTTCTATAAGGAGAGTTGGCGACTAATATTTCTGCTTTATAAACGCATGGAGGCGGTTTATGGCTCGTATAAGAATTGGCTTTAGTGATGATACACATTGGACACCATGGGGATGGGCGATCAAGCGGTATATGGGCACTACCTTTTACCATACTTACTTCTTTTTTGATGATCTTGACGAAACATGGGAATCAGTTACAACAGGCGTTAGAGTTCTACCAAGACAAAAATGGTTAGAAAAACATAAAATAGTTCGTGAATTTTGTTTCATTATTCCAGATGCTAGAATGGAAGAGGTCAGGGCGTTTGCGAAAAGCAAGCTTGGAACTGAATACGGATATTTCCAATACATTGCCATATTGTTTGACCTTGCCAGAACCAATGGACTTAATAGAGTTATATGCTCGGAGTTTGTTGCTAGATGCCTTTCTATAGAACTTGGATATCCTGAAGACACAAATTTTGATATAATAACACCTAGAGATGTATACGAAAGGGCGAAAGAAAAATATGGTTTTAACTCAGGCTTATGGACAAAGATTCCCAGCATGATAGCGAGAAAATAATGACACCAAAAGAAGAAAGCCGCTTATTCGATAAGCTTGATAGTATGGATATTAAAATAACTGATCTACAAATAGACTTTGCAAGAGTTGAAACAGAATTAAAGTTTAAGACTGGACTATGGAGTGCCATAGTCTCTGCAGTTACTACTGCGATTACTACTTGCTCAATTATGCTAATTGGATATATCAACAAAGGAGATTAAAATGGGCTGGATTCCGATTGTACTTAAGGTAATAGAACTGATATTAAAGTATTTACTTAGCCAAGAGGAAAGTAAACCACTAGTCAGAGAAAAACTTTCTGCATTAATTGATGGAGAAAATAAAAAAGATGCCGCCAATCTACGATAGATATCATGGTTTAGTTCGGCAATTTTCTGTCAAGGAAGGGGTCGATATTAACGATCTATTTTATTTGCCATTTAGTCTATGTCAAATGTTTTTTGATTTCTGCATAAAAGCGGAAGAGTTAGACATGCCAATGGTAGTTATCACTAGAATAGTTGATGATAAAATCGCAGGTGTTTCCGTTTCCGACTCCCATCGTGGTAGAGCTATCGATATAAGAAGCCAATCTTGGTCGCCAATCGCTATTAAAAAGATTGTTGAATATATTAATAATAAATATTCTCACATAGGTGCAATCTCTTTGAGTGACGGCAAGCCTAGGGCCATTGTACACCACGATGCAGGATTAAAAATGCACTTTCATTTGCAGGTTAAATCAGGAGTCGTTTAATTGCCATAATTGCCAATACCTTTTCAGGTATCATCGAGAAAGAAAAATAAGCAATGCTATTTACAAGCAAGCAAGCGATAAATCCCATGAAGAATGGATCATTATATCCAAGGAAAAATAACTCTCCAAGAGAAGCTATTAGTAATAACGCTCCAACATTTCCGCCTTCTATCCACCATTGATAGACATCGTTATGAATAAAAATAAAACAATTGTCACCTGATTTAGGAGCGCATTTCCTTGCGTTTATTTGTAGTATTGGAAAAGCATATTTAAATGCACCGTTACCGATACCAAAAAGTTTATGGGCATATGGTTTATACAGAATGTTGTAAGCTTGTTTCCAAACTTCTATTCTTCCAGCGGAATAAAATATCGGGTGTAATCTAATTCCGAATATCTTATATCGCTTAATTTCATCATCGCCAAATAAATCAACTGATCTTTCCCACCACAATGGTAATGTTAATAAAATAATTCCACAAACAGATGCCACTACAATTGGATAGCTATAAGACCAATAAATTGTACTTCCAAGTATGATGCCGCCTATACCAGAAGATCCTTTAGCTTTAAACGTTGCCGATGCTCCAGCAATATATCCAACTAAACCAAGGTAGGGAATTGAACACGCCAAAGATGCCATTGCCATACAGCTCATGAGCGCACCGTTGATTGAAATATTAGAACCAAGCCCATACATAGGGATTTTCTTCTTCACTGGCTTAGCATAGACCATAAGCGGAAAGAATGTTGTAATCGCACCGCCAATTGTAATCAGCGGAATCATGTCGAAGAAATTGCTTACTAGGCTATTTGGAAATAATAAAAAAAGAATTGCTAGGCAAAGCAGATTTATAAATTCATAACTGACACCGCTTATATAATGGTAATTTGTAACGCCATTTTTCCCAGTACAGAAGTTATCTAGGAAATGATTGCCCGATAAGTAACATGCGCTCCCCATGGCGTAGGCAATTAAAAAACTAGATACCGGCACTAGCTGAAATAAAAACCACCAGAGAATAGCGATAACTAGAAATCTCATGCAGAGACTTTTCTGGTGGAAATAGTCGGTGTATTTATTCCAAGCAAATACTGGTAGGAAAACCAAGAGAAGAATAATTGTTGTAATCATATAATATTGTCAGAGAAAAAAATAATATCGTCAAAATTATAATAATTATTAAAGATTATAAATTTTTTCAAAATGAGAAGGTAGGATTGCTCGGTGAGTCGTGGAATAAAAAAAAGGTTTTTCTGATACTAAGATTCGAATATGATATGCGCTCCGAATCCTAGTATACTATTCAGCTCAAAAAACAAGCCCGAATATTACGGATATACTCTAGTGAATTCAATATGTTACAAGATGTTAACAGATATTACCAACGTGGTTTCAATAAGTTATATTTACGATAACCCCTTATATAGACTAGGGGTAAATGCTTAGAATCGATATTTCTAAGGTCAATGAAATCAGGTAGTTAGACTAAACAAAGGTATATACAAAAGTATATACTTGTGGTATAATTAGATATAAGGGAAATTGAAAAGGAGAATAAAATGAAAAAAACAATCAAGATTATAGAGCAAGAAAAAGTATCAAGTGTTGGCGCAAATGGTGGTTATAGATTTATGAGTGTTTTTTCAATAGGTTCTGACATGTTTAGAGTAGTGATAAAAGGCGATAGCTACATATTCCAAACCAAAGCTAAACTTGAAAAGTGGACAACAGAAAAAGGGTTTTGCCCAATAATTGAAAGAAAATTAACAGAAAAAGAAAACGTTAGCTCAGTGACCATTTATGAAACCCGAGCGCTTGTTCAGGCATGCAAAGAATTTAGCATAATAACTAAAGACTTTGAATCTAAGGCACAAAATATTGTAAAAATTTTAAAATAAGAAAAAGAAGGGGCATCGTATGAAAACAATAATATTAATAACAATAATGATCCTAATAGGATGCAAAGGACAAGATCAAGTTAGCGGCCAAGCAGCCCCTCAAGTGGTCTACGATGCCTCTCCAGAATGTGATCCATTGACTGCAGAAATGCCAGAATTAGACGGAAGAGATGCTGTCCTAATAATTGGCGATTCAATATCAATGAATTACACCGATGAAATTCATTCTCTAATGCCGGACTTTCAAATAATGCGAAATTCATGTAACGGTAAAAACACAACATGGGGCGCAAGATATATTGAACTATGGGTGGATCATGCAGACAGCTGGGCGGTATGTACTATCAACCATGGACTTTGGAATCTCTTTAACGGCTTGAATGAAGAAGGAGAGTTGTATAACCAAGGAACTGAGCAATACTTAGATGATCTAGAGTATGAAATATCAGTTTTAAAAACCAGATGCGAAAAAGTGATATTTGTAACCACCACTTCAACCCCGATATTATATACCGCACATACTACTCAGAAAGTGGTTGAGTTGAATGATGCCGCCAAAGAACGAATGGCAGAATTAGAAATCCCAGTTTGCGATATATACCCAGTGACAATTGGAATTGACCACTTAAGGCAACAGCCAGAATCAAAATTTGACGTGCACTGGTCACCAGCCGGTGCGAGATTAATAGCTGAAAAAATAAAAACCTGTATTGAAGAGGAGTTATAAAATGAAAGAATTAATGTTGGCATTACATAAACAGAACCTTGATCTGGATAAAAAGTATAAGTTCTATTTTGAAAAGCATTCAGAGTTCTGCGTAAGGTTCGATGAATTGAGTGAAGATAAAGAATCAAGTGCAAGCGACTATCAGGAATTATGTTTAGCATTAATAGATGCTTTCTCAGATCTATACTTTTTCGACAAAACAAAGGAGTCAAAATGAAGTTTAAAATTATCAATCAAGGGGATAGCGATGTTGGCATTAGCGGTTTTGAAGTTGACGTAGAAATTACTTCTACCAGTATCGATCTAGTGGAGTATTTTGAAGATATGAGAGGGGGAGGGTATGATCCTATACATGATCTAGGTAGAATATTCCAAGAAATGTTTGGTTCCGAGACACGGGCCAGAATTTATTTCAGGCTAGATGAGTACGAAAATATAACCCCGAAGTTAAGCAAACAAATCAAATAAGGAGACTAAAATGGAAATCAAGAAGCAAAAGAAATCAGATCATCTAATTAAACAAGTGCCAGATGCTACATGGGCACTGTTAAAACAAGCTGCGCATGAGTGTGGCGTTACAATGGGAAAAATGTTGGAACTGATTGTATTGGAAGCGATTAAAAAAGGAGATAAAAAATGAGTGCAGAAAGATTAAATTGTTTAACGATTAAAGAGATGGAAATAATTGAGATAGCGTTAGAGGGTTTCATAGACATTATGGACGATTTTGGCGATGAAGATGAAGGGGTTGATATTGTCGAAGCTAGGGATCTTTTAAAAGACATAAAAACTATATTGACGATAGACCGAAACTCTTAGCTAGCTTTACCAACTCTTTTTCAACATATTCTTTCTTAGAGGGTAGCCAGTAATCAGGGGTTGCCCTTAGGAATTCTGCTTTCTTTTGTCTGTATGTTATTTCTGGAACGTCCATACATGTAGGATACACTTGCTTTAAATCAGGAAACTTATTCAGATTATTTCTAAACGAGCGCATGCACATGCCGAGATATTCTGCGGTTTCTTTCCGATGCCCATTGCAATGCTCAAGACCTCTTCTTAAATACTCTCGAAGCCATAGTTTTTTCCGCTCGCTTGGGGTAAAAGAATTTGAGAATAGTTCGTCGGGAATGTTACGTGGTGTTGCTGAAATAAATCTTTCAAATGGGCGGTTCATAACTCTCCTATATATTCTAATAATGATTCGTCGATGTCTATTGGTGTATAGCTATAATCGCAAAACTGAAAAAACCAAAATCCTAAGTTGGCATGATTGATCTTGTTGGCATAATTAAGCTTATTCGTCCAAAGAAGCAGCTCCCCAGTTTCTTTGACCATGTATATTTTTTCTTTCATATCACTCCCCCTATACTTTTCAAAACATTTTTCAAAAAGTTTTTTTGCAGCAAGAACATACCTTATCTGTTCTTCTCTATTCATCTTTCCCCCGAATGGTGTCGATGCTCTAAGTCCAAGTCTCTGCCAGTAGGGTCTTCTTCTTTTTCATAATTAAACCTTTCTGCCGCTATATAAACCTGTCCCTCTTTGTCTTTGCAAACAATTAGAAGGGAATCCATCCAAATACAAAAACTTATAACGAATATCAAAGGCGTAACCTCACTTCATGCAGCAGTTGACTAAATTTCTTTACCTCATGGTTATCCGGTATCTCGCTCCAAGGTATTCTTCCGTAATAGAAAAGTAATTCGCCTTGTTTGTTTTTAACAACGTACTGATACTTGCGTTTTTTGCTGTTCCTTCTATAGACAATCATCTTATGGTAACTTCTTTTCCATGCAATGGTATAGGTCAAATCATAAGTTCCACTTTCTGGTATAGTAAATATCTCAGGTTCTTTTTCGGTCACTCTACGATTCGCCTTATGGGAGCGTCTTTGTCTTTCTCATAAAGGAAGCTTATGTGTCCCAACATCTTCTTCCGCTCATCTTCCAAAACTGCAAGCCTATCGTTCTGTTCGAGTACAATATTTTTCAGCACTGTGTTTTCCTCTTTTAATGACTTGATTTGCTTTAGCAAACGCAAACAATAGTCCGTGTTATCTCCTGAATCCATCATAACCCCCTTACCCAAAAGCTGAAAACCAGCATTGAAAAAATTACTATATCTAATATTAAAATCAGCAATATACTTATAACTCTGCTAATCATCAAAATACTCTTCATCCTTCCAATCCTGCCTTGTAATTATATCGTGCATGATACATGCAACTATCGTCATTCCCACTAACCAGACCATGACAAATATTACTCCAAGCACTATCATCATTCTATTACCTCTTCGAATATTAACGAATGTACTTCCCTGTCTATTTTAATTAAGTATGCGAATATTCCAAACTGCAAAGACAGAACAAAAGCGCATATTATTTTAAGTATGTTGCTCATATATCTTGTAACCTACATGTACAATCTTCTAGTACGGTTTCAAGCTGATCTTCGCACTCTTTTAGCGATGCTTGCAGTCTTGCAATCTCTTCATCGGCTGCAAGGCGTTCGTCTATTGACTCCTCAAGTTTACTTCTTAGTAATGACAATTCTTCTTCTAGAAAACCCATAATTATTCTCCCTTCTTTTTGATAGTAAAAAACCTACTCGGCTTGCTCCGATATAATTCAACGTCAATATCTTTTAACGACGGAATGTTTTTATAATCAATCGTTCCTTTTCTATCTGTCCATGTTAACGAATACTTCCCACAAATGGATTTCTTCGCTGGTATCATCGATGCAATTTGATCTTGGATTTCCTTTAGTCTAACGGTATCGTTATCGATACTAGTTTTAACTATTTCGTATTCTGCCAATAACCGCTCAACCAGTGGATCATTAACCACTCTTATATCTGCATCGCAAAGATCAGGAGGCGTTCCAGTTACAATTAATTCCCAAAACTTATGGGCTTCTTCGATAAGCTTTTTAGTATAAGCTTCATCTTTCGGCACTGGTATAATATTAATCTCATCGTTCCAATATGAAACATAGTCAATATCATAGCCAAACATATATGAAAGGAATACTAACTGAGGGTAATATTTATCTGGAATCTTATAATGTCCGTCTTTGCTACCACACTTTATTTCAATTATTCTTTTCGCATCGTGGTCGACACCGTCGGCGTTACACCGTAGATATGGGTGCAATGGGTGTACTATTCTTTCAGAAATCATGTTTCGCCCAGTGGCAATATTGTATAGTTCCCTTGCGACCGGTTCAAGCGCAATGCCTCTTTCCGTGGAGTAGTTTCCAACAAAGTCATCTAGCTTTTGCCCGGACTTTTCCAACCATAACGTGTAGCGAGTCTTGTATGGACTAACTCCCATGATAACCGGCATATCGCTGCTACCTAGACCCTTTGAGCGAAACACTGTGAAGTTATCTTGATCCATTATCTTCTCCCCTTTACTTTTAAATACTGGCCCTCTTTTTTAACCTTTATTTGAGTAATATCTTTAAGCAATTCCCTTACATCGTCCTCAGTATCTCTATAGAAGTACTCTGTTACAATATACTGAAATCCTTTATAGTAACTTGCTTTGGGCATTGTATTGCCAGCCTTTGATGTGTGCATACTTATTATTATTCTGCTAACATCTTGCCATTTATTATCTTCTTCATATGAGGTCAATGTAAGATTTTTGAAGGGATTAGATTCTTTAGTTATCGGGCAACACTTCGTCCCATATGCTTTCATTTCAAAACATACCGGACACATAAGTAAAAATAAATTGCCACAACTAAAACACTCAGATGCTTCCTGTCTGTTGTAAGTTTCACAGTTGGTGCATAGTTTTAACTTGTTAGTTCCTTTACCTTCGTTTAGGTCGTAAATACTTCCCATTTCCTTAATAACATTTCCATAGTCTAATAATAATGCGTGATCTTTATTTGCATGTGGTGTCAGCACTCTTCCTATTGCTTGCACCATTAGCACAGGAGACCTTGTAGGACGCATTAACCAAAGGACTTGAGACGGAGGATCGTTAAAACCTTCACTTACTATCAACACGCTTACAAGGAATCTATTGTTACCATGCGTATACTCTTTTAAATTTCTTTCTTGCTCTGATTTTGTCTGTTTAGAATGAATAATAGAAGCTTTGTCTAATAAATTATAGACTATTTTAGCATGCTCTATACCGGTCGTTACCACCAATATCTTTTTGTATCCTTCGCTTTTTTTAAGGGCATCTTCTACCTGCAATTTAACTTTATCTTCATTTGCTAAAAACATCTCTTGCAATTCTTTTAATACATAGTCGTCTTTATTCTTTTTAACATTAGAAAAGTCTATCTGGGATTGCATCTTCGCTGATTTATAAATTAAAGGGACAAGGTTCTTACTCTCTGTCATTTCTCTAATAGTTTTAACATATGTCTTGTGTGTAAATACTTTCCCTTCTCCATAGATAGGCCCTTTTGATGTAAATGGAGTGGCAGTAAATCCTATTATTCTACAGTCAGAAAATACTTTAGATATTTGGCCAAACTCAAAATCAAACCGATGGGCTTCATCAACTATGATATAATCAAACTTTGCAGTACCTTTATAATTTGCGAATGATTGAATAGTTCCAATAGTAACAGGGCCAATCTCTTTCTTATGCTTAGATGCCGAATAAATAGAAGGTGCTATGCCAAATTTCAGCAATGTATCTTTAATTTGATCTATTAAGATTGATTTATTTACCAAAATTAAAAAATCTCCTTTTAAACTTCTAACTATTGATGAAAGAATTACTGTCTTTCCACTACGAACAGCAAGAACACATAAAGCATTCTTGCCATTAGTAATATCTTCCTTGACTTTTTCAACACAAACTAACTGATAATCTCTTAACTGCATTTAAAAAGGAATAACCCCAGTTGGAGCAGGCATGCCGCTTCCTTTATAAGAAACGATAACGTTCTTGTCTGCATACGTTCCAGATTTATCAACTTCTATTTTTAATCTTATCCCCACTTTTTTATTATGAAGAAGTGAGATAAGCGATTCCTTACTTAAAGTTTTTAATCTACTCTCATCACAACCAGTTTCAATCAATAAAGATTTCATTTGTTGCATTGCTATCTCAACAGCTTTTTGATTGCTGTTAATAAGGTTATACATATGAAACACTTTTCGACCTGTGTACTCGGCATCGGTTATAGTAAACTCAGCACTTAAGTACTCCCCGTTATTTGCCTTAGTAGGCTTAAATTCTAGATTTGTAATAATGGCCAAATACCACCCTGCTGGCATCGGTTCAAACGTCCCTTTCACTTCTACTTTTTCAAATTCAAACATGTTAAAACTCCTTCCTAAAAGGGCTTAAAATTACCTTTTTTTGGCCCTGCTTTTAATAGATCCACTAATGCTTTTCTAATTATAATTGATCTTGAAACACCTAATTTTTTTGCCATCTTGTCAAGCTTAACTTTAAACTTTGGAGGTACAGACACAGAGACCGATGAATAAACTCTACTCATGATTTCATCCTTTCTAATATTTGTGCAAGGTTTGGTTCCTCAATAACACTTGGTAATTTTCCCGACCTGTCTTTTGTAATGATGTTATCAACATCGGTATATAGGTAACGTTTGTTCCGGTTGTCGTCTTTCCTTTCAACATCTTTATAAAGATAGAACACCCCATCAAAAAATTGTGGCAATTGTGAAGCCAGTTTCCCTACAACATCGGGGAGTTTAAATCTCCTATTCAATTCATCTTTTTCCACTTGATCCAATGCAGTTACAATAAAATTAAATTTCTTCATATCACGACAATATTTTATTAAACCTTTTAATTGTTTTGAAGCTTCACCATATGCTACTAAAGATTTTGATCTATCGTTATTAACCAATTCAAAATTATAATCAACTATTATCTGTGATATTTCTGTTAATGAATCAATAAATATATTATCGAAATCTAATGTAGGCAAACTCATAAATATCTTTTTTAAATGCTCATATTTTTCAGTAGCAGTTCTTCCTTCTACTTCAAGATATGGTATATCACGCCCAGCTAAGCACGATAACCCTCCTTCACACGACATAATCCCTGTCTTGCCCTTTAGTGTTGATGCTAACATTGTTTTCCCCGCACCACTTTGGCCATATACTAGTAGGCTAACACCCTGTGAACTGATATCTTTTGTAGTTTTAAAAATCATAGTAATCCTCTTTTTTCAAAAGTATATATATATACAACTTGCAAAGTAAAGTAATATATTAACGGTTATTTTTAAAAGTTAACTTTACATAGTTATATTGTATTATTAAGCTTTTCACATCGTTACATTTTTACCTATCCAAGCCGGAATTGAGGGAGTTTTATGGAGAATATTTATTTAAATAACTGTAGTTTATTCTTTGATATGGGGTACTCTGTACTCCCCACAAAGGGAAAGGATGCATTCTATCCTAACTGGCAGAATACTGACTTTAGCACTATTACATCTACTAGATTCAAAGGTTGTAATATTGGCTTGAAAACAGGCGTCCCATCGGGCGTGATCTGTGTTGATATTGATACCTTTGATAAAGAACTACAGCAAAAAATCTATGCATTATTACCGCCACTTTATTCTGGAAAGGTAGGAAACAAAGATAAGGGTATAAACTACTTCTTTGCTTATAACGGAGAACAGACTGAAACAATAAAACATAATGGCAGTATGGTCGTTGAGCTTATATCAACAGGTCGACAAGTTATCATTCCGCCATCAATTCATCCTGATATGAATTATCCCTATGAGTGGATAGGGAAAAGTCTTTTAGATGTTGACGAATTACCAATACTCCCCGAAGGATTCATGAATGAGGTTAGGGCCATAATAGGGGAGATGCCGTTATTAAATGTTAAAGCTACAAGTGGACGCAATAATAAATTAGTTGAGATTATTACTGCTATGAAAATAAGAGGCGAATCTGAAAGAGATATTATAAACGAAATATACGATTACGATCAAGCAAATCATAGTCCACCAATGTTTGGAGACCTTACCGAGAAACATAAAGAGGCCGATCCTAAAGTAGTCGCCATGCTATTTTACCATAGAATTGCAACATCATTGATTAGGAATAAGGTAGTAGATTTTCCAACTAGAATGCCCAGCATAAACATAAGTGAGATTACGCCAAAAGAAGCTCCGAATTACAAAAAGCATAAGCAAACTCACTTCAGAGGGATAGCTCAAGATATATTCCAGCACATATACAAAACCTCTCCCGTGCCACGTAGTCAGTTCTCTTTCGCTAGTACCCTTGCCGTTATGTCAACATTGTTGGGTAATAAGATTCAATACCAAGGTACTTTTCCAAACTTATATTTAATGGTAATAGGGAAATCAGGTTCGGGAAAAGACTACCCATTAAAGTTCCCCTATAAACTTTTTGCCGAAGCAGGAATTAAGCACCTAATTGGAGAAGGTTCTCCGTCATCTCATACATCTCTTATACATAACTTGCCTTCAAATAAAGTCAGATTAGATGCCGTTGATGAATCTAGTTTCCTATTCAGAGGAATGAACGCTAAGGAAAGTTTTACTGCAAAGATGGCAGAAATATATCAAACACTTTATACATCAACTGGGGACTATTACCCAGGTGTAACAGCGACCGGCCATCGTTCAAAAGAAAATCCTAATGGTAGATTAGGTGAATGCAATTACCCTTATGTTAATCTATTCTGTACTATGACTCCCACAGATTTTCTAGAAACATTCACTACCCGATTAATGGAAAAAGGTTTAGGTGGTAGGATGATGTACTTTGTCGATACAGAAGTTAAGCTAATCAAAGAAGTTGATATTCAACCAATCCCAAAACATATTATTGATTATGCCTACAAAATCAGATCCACCGAAAGCGGAGTTTTTGATTTCTCTGACGATGTCATGTATATTAAAATTACACCGAACACACGAGCGTACTTAGCAGAAGTTAGACTTAATTTAGATAAAGAAAGTAAAAAGCCTAATATAAATGAAAAAATAGCACCTATATTAAATAGAAAAGCTCAACTGCTTACGAAAATAGCCATCATAGATGCTTGCTCATGTCAGTGGGAGAAACCACTAGATCAAATAAATTTAGGTAAGGATAATATTGATTGGGCACTAAAAACTATAAACGCCAACTCTGACAACATGGAATTATTTATTAATGATTACCTCTCAGGTGGTAAACAAGAGCAAATGATAAATCTTATAAGAACAGTAATAGCAGAATATGGCGGTAAAATATCTAAAACAGACCTTGGAAGAAAAACTAGAGTAGGAAAGGCCATCCCAATCGCAAAAGATCGTACAGCATATCTAAATTCAATGAAAGAAGATGGGATAATCGAAATAGCTAATGATAAGAACACAACATATTATATTTTAAAGTAACAGCATCACATTGCACTTCTCATTACATTTATCTTGTTAAATTGTACTCAATTCCGATGCAGTTTACTACCTTGGCATGGAGTACTTCAGAAAATGCTAACTAAAAACAATTGAACGTTTTCTGAAATTTATTGTGTAATGGAGTGTACTGGGGTGTAAAGTCTTTTTTAATTAAATCTAATAATATTATATATATATATATAGATATACCCTTATAAATAACTATGCATACATTACATAGATACACCTCTTTTTTAAATAAACTTTATATTCAAATATACATATGCCTAGTAATGTGTAATGTAATTGGTGTAATATCCAATTCTTTCAAACAAAAGGAGTTTAAATTATGAGTAATAGTTTTTTATTGATTGACCAAATCGACCCTAAACGTAAACACAAATTGCTTACGATAATTAATTTGAATGAAATAGAAATTATCGACACGTATGCCGGCGACGTTAATGTGAAATTGAAGACGGGAAGGGATGCGGTATTTTCATTTGATGATATGTCGAAAGCAAAAGTAGTAAACATGGAAAAAATCATAGAAATATTTTCTAAAATGTGAAACAATTTCTCTATGCACGAATCAGACATAGAGAAATTATTCTTTGAATATGGAAATTTACAAAAAGACTTTTTTGTTTATAAAGTTCCAGACCAAAGAAAATGCGTTAACGGAACCTATGCTAGGAATCCAATGATGCCGGCCGGTCAACCCGACTTGATTGTTGTGCATGATACAGGTGTTGTCAGCTATGTCGAAGTCAAAACACAAACTGGAAAACTTTCAGATAATCAAAAAAGATTTATTGATAAGCTACAGGGGATGAAAGTAATGGTTTTTGTATGTAGAACCATTGCTGAGTTTAAGCAGGCTTTAAATGACATTAGGAATATGTCCCAGAACGCACAGAATGCCCTAGGATTGATTCAAACACCAAAAGATGAGATAACATAAGACTTGCCTTTTAAAATTAGTTAGGGCTAAGATTCTACAACGTCCATAGCGTAAAGAGAGGACGTGTCTACGGAAGGGCCACTCTCTTTTTTAATTTACTTCCAACGATTCTTTCATTACGATTTATATATTCATAATACTCTTTCTAACCAGACTATGGGGTGAGTTTAATTGTTTGTCTCGCCCCTCTTTACTTTTCTTTGAATCCAGTCAATAATTTTAGTACCAAACTCAAGGACGAGCTATGAACGCTGGTAGTGTTACTGTTGAAAAGTATAAAATAAAAGGCAAAGTCTATGCGACAATTGACGATATAGCACTTGCTTACGGTGTATCACATGGGACAGCAGGGAAATGGGTAACGAGAAGAATGACTCCGGATAGAGATTTCATAAGGCTTATAACAATAATCCTTAACGAAAAAGGGAAGGAAATAGATGTCGAAGACTTTGCAACAACAAGATAGTAGAAACAGACTTAAACTAATAAAAATATTAAAATACCCAAAAGCAGAATATATTTGTTCGTGCGGTAATGTTGTGATTAAAAATAGGTATCTTGTTGCCAACGGAGATACTAAATCGTGCGGATGTTTAAAGTCAGAATCAAGCAGTACCAATGGGAAAAATAATAAAACTCATGGTATGACAAATACGCCAACTTTCTCTGTATGGCACGGAATGCTTACTAGATGTAATGATAAGAAATGCCCAAATTACAATAGATATGGTGGAAGAGGTATTGGTGTGGCCCCAGAATGGATGGACTTTAAAAACTTTTTTACAGATATGGGCGAAAAGCCAAAGGGAAAATCAATAGACAGAATTGATAACAACAAGGGATATTCAAAAGACAACTGTAGATGGGCAACAATGGACCAACAGCAAAATAATAGAAGTAGTAATGTGCGCATAAAATGGATGGATATAGAACTAACCATTAAGCAGTGGTCTGATGTTTTAGAAGTAAGAGACAGCAGAATAGCAGCAAGAATTAGAAATGGGTGGACGATAGAAGACGCATTGTTTTTGCCGAAAGGCGCTGGTAATACAAAAAGGGATTCGCTTGGAAGGTTTTGTTCCTAGAGAAATGGAAATGAAATTGATCCAAAAGATTTCGCATTAATTAGGTGAGGGAATACATGAATAAAACTATTAAAGTAACTTGCGATGTTAAAGACTATGCCGACCTTGAAGATATCCACGTTATTCAAGGGAAATTAAAAACCCTATCAGAAGCAAATTATAAAAAACTGCGTGATTCAATTGAGAAAGAAGGTTTCGCTTTTCCAATTCATGTTTGGCCAAACAATGGCGTATACAATATTATTGGTGGCACACATAGGAAGCTTGCCTTAACCAAGATGAAAGAAGAAGGGTATGATATTCCAAAAATACCAATTATAAAAATAGAAGCAAATGATTTGCAACACGCTAAGAAATTATTGCTTTTAGAAACTTCAAGCTTTGCAAAAATAACAGAAGAAGGTCTTGCTGAATTTATGGAGGATATGGACTTTTCTATTCTTGAAGATGTTGAGCTTGAGGGTATGGAAGATTTCGATTTCTTGATACCGCCAATCGAAGGAGATGATTCAAAAGATGATGAAGTCCCAGAAGTAGAAGAAAACGCTGTTGCTAAATTAGGAGATGTTTGGTTGCTTGGTAGCCACCGTTTGCTTTGTGGGGATAGTACGAAAAGAGAAGATGTCGATAAGCTAATGAAAGGCGAGAAGGCAGATATGGTTTTTACTGACCCACCGTATGGGATATCTCTTGGATTTGAGACGCCAGAACAAGCCAAGGCTAGAAATAGAAGGACGGATGGTCTTAGGGTTCAAAACGATGATCTGCAAGATGATGATCTTTTACAGTTCCTTATTTCTTCTATTTCTAACGCAGACTCGGTTCTTGAGAAAGGCGGAGCTTTTTATATTTGTAGCCCGATAGGTAAAGAGGTTAGAAAATTTATTGAAGCAATTGAGTTTTCTAATTGGCACTATCAAAGCGGTTTAGTTTGGAATAAATCTTCCCTATCTTTATCTCGCCATGACTATCACCCAAAACACGAAATTATTCACTATGGATGGAAGGGTGGTAAAGCTCACACATGGGAAGCAGATAGAAAGCAAACCACTGTTTTTGATTTTGACAAACCAAGCAAGTCGGGTCTTCATCCTACAATTAAACCTGTTGAGTTGGTTGAATACTATATTTCAAATGTATCAAAACATGGATTTAAAGTTCTAGATTTATTCTTAGGTTCTGGGACATCAATAATAGCATCAGAAAAACTTGGAAGAAGTTGTTACGGCATGGAACTTGATGAAAAATACTGCGACGTTATTATAAAGCGGTGGCAAGAATACACAAAAAAAGAAGCAATTCGAGAAAGTGACGGAGCGAATTTTAATAACTTATATTCAGAAGTATTAACGAAAAGGTCTTGTTAGTGGGTGGAGAGAAAATGAAATACTCAGACTACATTCTAAACTGCGCTAACAAAAAAGCTAAGTTCGACTACTCTTGGCTGAGTGAAAAAGAAAAGAAAAAAACTAGCATAGCGCAAATAACAGTCGATACGTTCATGAAACATGTTGATTTTTTATATAGACAAAAACGCATTAGGCCGGTTAAATAAAATTATGGTATATATGCGGTGTTTTAAAACAAAAGGAGTTTAATTGTCGCTAAAATTAGATATGGATTGGTCTAAGCTAGAAGGTATGTTGATTTTTGATGCTTCCAAGGTCGCTTGTGCAATGATATTAGGCATAAGCGCAGATACAATTGAAAGAAGAATTAAAGAAAAGTATAACATGAATTTTACTGAATATAAGAAAACGCATCTTGAAACCACTGTACTTAGACTTAAGCAACGAATGATAAAAAAAGCCCTTGATGGAGACAACACCTGTTTGATATTCACGTTGAAAAATATTTCAGACTGGAAAGATCAAGTAGAAAATAAATCAGACAACAAAGATAATCAGATAACACTTAATATCAAACAATGGGAAAATTCAAAATGACATTCGCAGAGGCAAGACAACATTTTAAATATTATGATGGCGAACTGTATTGGCGAAAACCAACAAGTAGATGTGTTAGAGTGAACGCAAAGGCAGGTAACGTCTATGATAACTATGAGTTCTTAAGGTTCAAAGGGAAAAGTTATCCAACCCATAAAGTAATCTTTCTTTATTTCAATGGATATAAGCCTAGGTTTATAGACCATATAGACAGAAATAAAACAAATAACAATATAGAAAATCTTAGAGAATGTACCAAGTCTCAAAACGAAGCAAACACCGGACATCGGAAAACAAATAAGCTCAAAGAAAAACATATTTGTATAAATTGGGGATGGTATAGAGTTCGGATAGACAGGCACGAAAAAAGGATTGAGGGAAGTTTTAAGACGATAGAAGAAGCCATAACATTCAGAGACAATGCTCTTAAAGAAGTAGACAAAGAATTTTATTACAAAGGGAATGAACAACTTTGCCAATAGTTAAAGATATTTCGCTTTTCAAAAAGCAAATAGATTTCTTACAAGCAACAGAAAGGGACGTTCTTTTAGATGCTGCTATCGGCTTCGGAAAAACAAAAATAGGATGCTTATGGCTGCACATGGTTGCAATTCAATACCCCAAAAGTAGATGGCTAATGGTCGCAAGGGATGTTCCTCAGTTGAGAAATGCGGTCGTACACGAATTCTTAAAAGTAGGTCAAGACTGGCTTGGCATAGAAGACGGTATTCATTTTGAACATAATAAATCACGCAATGAATTTGTATACACGAATGGTTCAAAGATTATAGGAGTAGGGGCCACAAACTATGATTCGGCATTTCGCGGACCATCTTATTCGGGTGGATTATTTGACGAAGTTGATTACTACAAAGAAGAAGCGTTCCTTGCGCTTTTAGGAAGGATTAGAGAACCGCCAGAATTACTTAGATTCGTTTCTTCTCCAAAGGGATTTAACCATGTCCATAATTATTTTTACGTTAACAAAAACGATACTAAAAAAGTTATAAATGCGACAACATATGATAACCCAACTCTAAGTAACGAGTATATTTCTGCGCTAAAAGGAGCATACTCTCCAAGACTATTCGAACAGGAAGTTCTAGGAAAAAGATTACAGATAAACGTTGGTAGAGTTTACAATGAATTCAACCGAGATATACACGTCAAGAATTGTCGGGAATTATTAAAAGACACCGATCAGCTTTATTTCTTCACCGACTATAACATTGCAAATTACTGCGGTATTTATACATTCTTCCGAGACGGCATTGTCTATGCTATAGGAGAGGAACATTTAAATTACGAAGGCACTCGCAAGATGGCAGAAAACATTTATGCGAAATATGCAAAGGATAGGTTTGTAATTGTATGTGGTGATAGTGCTGGAAATAATAAAAGAGATGTTGCAGCCGATAAAACCAATTATGAAATATTCAAAGAAGTTCTAGGCGAGCATTGTACTAAGAAAGTTACTAACCCACCGGTGCTACAAAGAATCATCGCAGCAAACTCAAACTTCTATCACAAAAGGCTAGTAATAGATCCCTCTTGTAAAAACTTAATAAAAGATTTAGAATTGTTAGCATGGAAGGAAGACGGCAAGGACATTGAAAAGACAATCGACTTGTCACATGCCAGTGATGCATTTTCATATAGCACATGGTTTTTCCTTCCCATTAAACCAGAAAGAAGACAAAGCACTAGTATACAATTGTAAGGATGCAATTATGATAGACACGGAAGAGATTGTTAAGAAAATTAAAAACAATGAAGCCAATTATGTAGTCAATAAAAACTTATTCGACATACTAGAAGGGCAGTTACTAGATAAGATAGATATGGCGTTGAAAGATTCCTATATCTCTAACCGAGCTTATAATATAGCCAGAAAACAAATTGCTCCGATTAATATTATAAATCAAATGGTAAGTAAGTTATCAAAGATTTATTCAACCCCTGTTACTAGAACCGCAGAAAATCCAACAGACCAAGAGTTGATGGATTATTATGTTAATGAAATGCAGTTTGACTCTATGATGGCAGAGGCAAATAGATTTTACAATGGAATGAAAAGCTCCGCAGTAGAACCATACCTAGATGAATCTAAACCACGTTTGAGAGTATTACCACCACATCAATTTCTTCCAATATCAACTGACATAGTTAGTCCTACTAAGATGAATGAGTTTGTAAAGTATATGGGCGACGATGTTTTCTTTGTTTATTCTGAGGATGAATTTAAAGCAATTGATAAAGAAGGAAAAGAACTTCCGCAATATATGATAGAGAATGAAGGGGAGAATCCCTTCGGTATTCTTACACAGGTGTATATTAATAAATCAAAACATATGTTGATACCTCATGCAGATAAAGATTTGTTACAGATTGGATTGATAGTTAACATTAAACTCGCAAACTTAATGTATGCAATTCAGTATCAAACCAACTCTATCATATATGGAATTGATCTAGATATAAGTAAACTAGAACTAAACCCAGATAACTTCTGGAGCTTATACACAACTGACGATGGGAAAAAACCAGAAATTGGGATGATAAAACCAGAAGTAAATATTGTCGAAGTGTTAAGTATGCTAGGGCAAGTGACCGAGCAATTTTTAAATAGTCGCAACCTTCGAAGTAACGCTACCAGCGACGTTTCAAGCAGCGGTGTTGCTCTACAAATTAAGAACATCGACACCACTGACGATAGAAAAGAACAGATAGTATATTTCTCAAGTGTTGAAGATAGACTATGGCAAACAATTAAAGTAATGCACAACTATTGGGCCGATGCTGGTTTAGTAGAGGAGAGAAGAAAATTCTCAGAAGATTTCAAACCGTCTATAACTTTCGCTAGCCCAAAACCAATTGAATCACAAAGCGAAATCGTGGCAAGAAATAAAGAATTAATTGACATGGGACTTATTACAAAGTCTTTAGCAATGAATGAAATATATCCAAACAAGTCTCAAGAAGAGATCGATCAACTATTAAAAGAAATAGAAGATAGTAATATAATCAAGGTGGAAAATATTGCCAGCGAAACACCAGAAATTCAAAATATCGATAGATCCGAAATATAGTGATGAAGCTAAGGAGTCGATTGCTCAAGATGTAATTGACTTTATAGTCAAGAGAACTAAGCAACGCAAAGATAAGTTTGGCGAACCCATGGCAGGGTATTCCAAAGCTTATGCGAAATCCGTAACGGGACAAGCGGCAGGCAAGAAAACGGGACAAGCTGCAAACTTAAACCTAAGTGGTGATATGTTATTTGCGCTTGGAGAATACAAGAAAATCGGCAAAAGTTACATCGAGTTGGGATATGAAAAAGGTTCGGAAGAGAATGGTAAAGCCGATGGGAATATTCGTGGAACCTATGGAAGCGATACACCTAATCCATCTAAGGCAAGGGATTTTTTGGGCATTAACGACAAAGAGTTACAAACAATCTTATCAAACTATCCAATCGAAGACGAAGAGAAAATTGAAGAGAGCATTTCTATTAACAAATTCGCTGAGGCAAAGGCAAAAGAAATAGCAGAAAAAACTTCAAAGAAGTTAGAAAAAAACATAGCAGCATTGGTTGAGAAATACGGGTATGGCGATGGGAAGAAATGATGACTATATAAAAAGGCTTAAGAAGAGACTTTTAAGACTACAAACAGGGTCAGAATACGAACCAATACCAGAAGAAATAGCTACCATGATTCGGGTTCGGGTTAGACAAGGTTATGGGGTATCGAAATCAAAGGAAACCAAGGAAAAGTTTAAGGATTTGGAAACGTCAACAATTAACGCAAGGAAAAGGAAAAAGAAAAAAGGGTTGTTACTTTCAGGAGAAAGCCCAAGCAAAAGCAATTTAACTGAAACTGGAGAAATGACCGACTCAATTACCGGACAATCAAAGTCAACTTCTATTGAAATATACTTAGATGGAACTCGAAACAAAAAACTCGCATCATACCATGAAGTTAAATCCAGACCATTCTTCCATCTAACGGGGCTAGAATATAATAAAGTAATTAGATTAATCAGAGCAAGAATTAAAGAAATCATAAGAGAAATTTAGTCTTGCTTATAAACAATAAATAGGAGTAAAATAATGATTGATGAAACAAGTGTTAGTGACACGACCGAGCCCGTTCGAGACGCATCGGAAACAAAACCAAGTGATACCATTGCATACGAGACGCATAAAAAACTTTTGAACCAGCGTAAAGCAGATCAAGAGAAGTTGCGTGCAGTAGAAACCCAGTTGAATGAACTTCTTACTGCTAAAAAGCAAACAGAAGAACTAAAACTGAAGGAGCAAGGCAAGTATCAAGAATTGGTAACTGAAAGAGAGAAAGAAATCGAAGCACTAAGACAAGAGAACTTAAGTTATAAAAGTTCCTTCGATAAGGCGATAAAACTTTCTGCTTTCAGAGATCAACTTGGTGGAACAGTAGACAATTCTGCTTACTACGATTTCGTTAACGTAGATAAGATTATTGTCGATCCAGATACAGGAGTTCCAGACATGTCTAGTGTTGCGGAAGTCGTAAATGAATTTAAACAAAAGCACTCCAAACTTTACACCCCGAAAGTTTCTAGAGCTTTACCAAACGACGCACCTAAAGACAACTACACTTATGGAACTCCGAAAAACAAAAATGATTATGCTAACGCTTTGAGAGATGAGCTTTCAAAGCAATTTAAGTAAACAGGAGTTTAAAAATGGTAGACGCATTATTTGGTAGTACAGAAACTACCGCTGTATCAAATGCAAGAATTGCATCTTTGGTACAATCATATTTAGTTCAAGAAGCAAAATTGCTTCCATTAGTAACAGACTATTCTTCATTAGTAGGGCCAGGAGCGAAATCAATTGCACTTCCAAGAAGTGGCGGTTTTACTGTTCAAGATAAAACAGAAAATACCGCTGTAAGTTCACAAATCGTAACTTACGCAGCCGATGCAATTAACCTTACTACTCATAAAGTAGTACAGTTTTTAGCAGAGAAATTTGCTACAAGACAATCAGCTCCAAACGTTCTTTCTGATATGTTGATGAAAGCTGGTAAAGACATGGCATATGCAGTTGACCAATTGATTGCAGCCGCTATTCTTGCTGGCCCATCTACTTCTAATCCAGATCATATTATTGATTTCAATGATGGAACGAATAACGACGTTGAGCTAGCTGACTTCCTAAATATCAGATCATTACTACTTGCTCAGAATATTGATGTTTCTGAATGTTATGTTGGTCTTAACCCAGCTAAAGAAAAAGACGTTCTAGGAATTTCTAACTTTATCGAAGCCGCTAAATGGGGTAACAGTATGCCAATCCAAAATGGTGTTATTGGTCAAGTTTACGGTCTTAAAGTTATTATTTCTAACGTGTTTGAAACTGATTCAATAGTTGCATGGCATCCATCGGCTGTTGGTTTTGCTTTTGGACAATCTTTAGTAATTGACGAACAAAAAGACCTAGCTAACCTAGCTACTCGTTACTCTTTGGATTTTATCTGCGGTGTAACTGGTGGTCTAGATTCTGGTAAACGACAAGTACTTGTTGAGCCAGTTTAGTTTTATCGACTATAATTAAATGAGGGGGCTTAGGCCCTCTCTTTTTAAAAAGGAAGTATAATGGGATTTCAAATTGGACAAAAACTCATTAAGAAATATGAGTATGATTTTGCTGTTGACGGTGGAGCTTCTACTGCAGTTATCAACTTAAGAGAAGAAGGCGAGAATTTAGTAAACGGTTGCCATATTACAAAAATGTATGTTGTTACTGAAACCGCTTTCACAAGCGCAATAAGCGACACAACTATTACTATCGGTAATACAACTGATGCTGATGGATATTTCGCTGATTGTTTTACTGCTTTATCTAGCACAACTACTGGAACTTTTTCTAGTGGAGAAATTGCCGGAGCTTTATTATGGGATGATAGTAACGACCACGACATTCTATATAGCCCAAAGGTAGCTAATGATTTAACCGTGGCAATGACCATTGGTAACTACTCTTTGACCGCTGGAAAATTAGAATTATATGTAGAGTTTTTTAGAGCTTAATTTCTTTTAACTTGTGGGTGACTATGGAAAAACCTGTGATGATTCCACATTTTGTAATAGCTCCAAATAAACAAGAACTGATGCGCTTGATGCTAAAGATAAACCTTGAGTCAAGCGCATTTCATAAATTCTTTGATATTCAAAAAGATGGGAATAGTTGGGTGGCTTGGTATTATAAGGAAGTTAAGATATGAGTAAAACGTTAACTGACTTAGAGAAAGATAAATTCACTACCACAATTGAAGATGATACCGCAGTAAGAGTCGTTGTGTATAATTCAAGTAAAGTTGTTATTGATAACAGTACTATGGCACCCCTTAATGCAAATGCTATCTTCAATGGAACATCATTTAATACTTTAGATTATTCGATGCTATTCGTAACTGTTTATAGTGATGTTGGCAGTGCTATTGATGGGCTTTGTGTTGAAACAAGTAGTGATAATATTGTCTGGAGAGACGGCGATTGTTTTACAATACTTGGTGGATTCGAGAAAACATTTTCGTTTCAACCGAACAAACAATATATGCGAGTTAAATATACTAATGGTGGAATCGCACAATCTGCTTTTGATCTTCATACTATTGCCAAGAAAACAAACTCAAAGCCTTCTAACCATAGGATACAAGATTCGATTGTAACGGAAGATGATGCCGAGCTTGTAAAGGCTGTATTGACTGGAGAGAATACAAATTTTCCTGGCCAGTTTTTAAATATTAAAACAACCGCTGGTGGTAATCTTAGGGTTACCGTAGATCAAGTTGACACTACTACAAATTCATTAAAGGTCATCAACTATTCACATGCAGAATTACATGGCGGGGACCACTTTGCGGTTAAAAAAACAGAAGCACTTGCTCGGAATACAAGAAAAGATATCTTGATTGTTACACCAAATACGACAAGATGGGCACATATGATAAAGGGAATTGAATCAACAGAATCTTTAATTACAGTTTCCTTTTATGAAAATACTGTGACAAGCGCAGATGGCACATTAGATGGCGGCTATAATAGGAATCGAAATTCC